GCTGTCTTTACCGCGAATTGCTGTTGATGGTATTGTGCGAGTTGGGTGCTTGAGTACGGCTTCTTGGGCGACAGCATCAGCCGCGCCAGTGCGCCGTGGACAATCGCTTCGCGGTATTCGTTGAATTGCCCATCTATTATCCCCATGCTGGCCGGTGAAGGCTTGAAAGCAACGGTCATCGACAACGTACCGGGTGCGGCAGGTGCTGGCACAAGTGTCAAGGAAGCGGCCTCGGCAAGAATGTATGCCGGAGCACCCTTCCACCCGTGCCGGTTCATGCTGCCCATGCCCGGCTGACCGGGATACAATGCGATTTTTTCTCCACCCAGTGCCGCATGGATAATTAGATGCACCACCGCATCCGCCGGTGGGGTAAAAGCGTATTCCGCCACGCCCGCAGTTACTGGAACATCCGGATGCGTTCCTTGCCAGGCAAGAGATTGCTCGCAAAATGCAACGGCGGATTGGCGCAACGCGCTATCGGCAGCAGCGGATGGGCAACCGGGCAGGTCCGGCATCATCAGGTCGTAGAAATCACGCCACAGTTTCATGATTGAGCCTCGGCGCTGAATAGTTGGGCGAACACGGCAGCGCGGCCGGAACTGGCGTGCTCGTCGTCAGTCATTTCCGCTCTGGCCGTGACGTAATCCGCTACGGTTTGTACGTACGCGGCAGATACTGGAAAGACATCGCTCAACATCCCCTCTCCGTCCGGCAGGCTGGCGAACTGCCCCACGAACAAGTCAGGCCGGCGCTTGAGGATTTGTAGCACGGCATGGTTGGCTAATGACAGCAACGTAGCGTCTGAATACCTGGCTTTATCCTCATCGTTGAGCGGTATGCGCGCCAGATCGATAACCGATTGGTAGGTGAAAGCCATNTGTCATCCCTCAGTCGGCCATTTCGTGTCTGGAGAATAAGGCGATGACCTTGTGCCGCACCGCTTCTTCACTCTGGCGCTTGCCCAGCCGTTCGTTATAGTGACGTTCGGCATACTCGATCAGCGCATTTTTATCCATGGCGTGGAAGTCGATGACGGGCAGTGGCTCCTCCGCTGCTTGTGATTGCTCAGCGAGCCCGATGCGTTCATTGCTTCCGTTCGCTTCGTCGGCAATCTGCCAGGTGTCGGTAAAGGCCAGCAGGCGTTCGGCCACCTCGGCGGTGACATTACGAACCTGTCCCGGCTGCCAGTTCAACCCTACGCCGTGGATGCTGTCTGTTTTAACTGTAGTGGCAATGTATTTCAGATGCGGCATGTGATGCTCCATAAAAAAGGCGGCCACCTCGCGGTAGCCGCCTGAAATCACGCCCTTACTCGCTTACTGCTGCGTGATGTCTACTTCACTCCCACTGCATCGCCCTTGACGATTGCCGTTACCTTGCCTGGCGCAAAAGACGCCGCCGCTGTTGTAAGCGTGATAGTCAGATATACCGGCTTCTCGAATTTGACCGGCTGAAACGCGAGCGAAGCGCGGCCGGCATTGCGAAGCACGGTATTGCCGGCGGCTGTGAAGTACGCATCGCTCGCAGCGGGGCCGTCGTCCGGGTAGACCGGCGCATAACCTGCCTTGAAGGCTATTGCAGGGGTTGCGTTGTTGTCCAGTTTGTCGTTCACGATGTCCACATCGGTTACCTCTATGCCTGCCGGAATAATCAATGGGCGGTAGATGTCGCCTGAGGCCCCTGCTGTGGGCGCCACTGAGCCCCAGGTAACAGCGGTGTTGCCATAGCCGCCCATATGCCGGGCTTTGCTGCTCAAATCTGCTGCACTAAAAGTAGCCATTCATAACCCCTTTTGTAATAATGATGAAGCGGTGCGTTTAAAAGGCGTGCATCACATGGAGAAGTCATCGCTCCTGCGGAAACGGGAACCTGTTCTTCTCCAATTATTGATACAGATCTATCGCACCGCCTGCACTTCGTTTCGAGTCTGAGTTAGAGAGGTATCGCGGAATCGACCGCAATGACGCCGAAGTCTGTCGGCACTTTGGTACCCGTGCCATCATCGACCGAAAACCGCACTTTGCTCTTTCCGCATACTTTCTCACCCATGACTTCCAGGTTGCTTTCAAAGTTATACCAGTGCTCTTTCCAGCCGAACTGCATGCCGCTGACCTTGGTCTTGCCATAAGCGACGCCAAGTGCCTGGGCACCGAGCAGCAAGCCGCGCTCAACGGCGTAACCGGCGGTGAGGCTGCCGTTGACGGCCTGACTGGTTTCGGTAGCGGTCGGCGCATTCGCGGCAGTAACGATACTGGTGTTCTCGCCGGGCATGAAACGGATTGCCCGTTCATTCTTGATCACCAGGATGCCGTTCCACATGCCGACTTCACCGGCAAAGAGCGGATGGCGGGTGTCCAGATAGGCTGAGCGATTCATGGCATTCTGTTGAAATGCGCGCAGCGAACCTTCGGTCAGCAGTACCGAGTACTGGTTTGGTGTGGCAAGGAATATCCACATTTTCGAGGTCTGTGCGGCGCGGTCGCCTGGCAGCTTCACCGATTGCAAGGGCTGATCCATGTCGTCCAGGCGCTTGCGCAATACATCCAGATGCGAGAGTTTCAGCATATCGGTGGAGACGATCGAGCCGAGCTGCTGGCCGCCCGCAGTCAAATTTGCCCCGTTAACGACGAAATGCCGGTTGTAGGTCGGCGCTTTCACGGGGTTAACCATAATGTCGGCAAATTTATTGCTGGTCTGCAGCGGTATCGTCCAGTCTGTTCCCGTTTGCGAGCCACGCGCGCCTGCCAAATGAACCAGTGACTCCTGCGTATCCAGCCGCGGAAAGTAGCCGGATAATTGCGCCAAGGCAATTTCGCGCAACTGGTGCTTGGTGCGTTGCTGTGACATGCTGCCACCGGCATCGATCACCTTGCTGGAAAGGTTGATCTTGATTTCCATCGAAGAGAACGAGAGAGGGTCGCCCTTGCCCTCGCGGTTAACGTCGCCCATCAATGGTTCGCCGCTTACGGTATCCACCAGATCCAGCGAGACAATGTCGCCTGCGCTTTTCATCAGATTGTCGATGCGGACAATAGGCATTCCTGGCTCGGTTTGACCCGCAATCTTTTCCATCGCGGCGGATGGCTCCACTGGTCCGGATAGATTTTCGATCGATGATGCCCCTTTCAGGGTGTTGGCGAAGAGTGCGGCGCTATAATGTTTTACAGCGACCGAGCTTCCGCTTGCTACGTTTGTTTCAGCCATTTCATTATTCCTTAATCAAGTTCGGCTCTCAGGGCGGCGGCTTTTTGCGATGGCATTTGCATCAACTTTCGAGCCAGTTCATGCGGGCTCAGATTGTCGATCTGCTCTCGCTCGGACGCCGGATTTGCACCGCCTTGAATATCCGACAGGGTTGTGGGTTTCCGTACTGGAGCGCTCTCAAGCCTTGCTTTCGCGTCGGCTTTCGTTTGCTCGTGGCCGGCATGCTTTGTTGGTAAGGAAGCTTCCGGCATGATTGCCCTGACGCGGCGGACGACTTCCTCGAACCGTTCGGAATAAGGCTTTCCCGACCATCTGGTACTGGTTCTCAAAATCTCATCCTGCTTCAGGGCTTCATCCCAGGCTTGCGGATCGTTGCTTTCCCAATGGACCAGGTCAGGCATATTTTCCTTGGCTTCGGCGACCTGCTCCTGGATACTCAACTGGGCTGCACGATCAGACTCCTCCTTTTCGCGCTTCAGTTCTTCGAGCGTTTTTTCCAGTTTCTCGCCTTGCTTCCGGCTTCCTTCAAGAACCGCGCTGATTACCTTGTGCAACTCGGGCATATCGCTTCTGATAAGCTCCAGGTGTTTTTCGATGGCATCGTCCGCCACCGCAGCATTTGTACCTGTCGCGTTATCTTTTTTCTTCAAAAGCGCCCCAAGCTTCTCGGCAACCTTGCTGTTTTCCATCTGTGCCGATTTCAGTTGCTCGCGCAGCGCCGAGTTTTCCACGCGCAATTCCTTGTGTTTCTCGTAAGGAATGATTCCCTTGCCGCTCTTGTTCAGAACGACGGGCTCATCTTCACCCATGATGCTGCTTATGCCACCGGGCACCCCTGTTCCCTCTTCCTGGCTGGGCTCATCTGCTAACGCTTGTTCGCCGAGGATTTCAGCAAGACGGCCTGGTTCGTTCTCCAGCATCTCGATCTGTTCGGGCGTAAGGTTTGCAATTTGCTCATCCGTAAGCTGATCTACTTCCATCACCGTTTCCTCCAACTGCTTAACCCAGTGAGCGGGCTGCCCGTACTAAACCCGGGCAGGGTTGATAAAAACTACGGTATCGCCGTTAGCGCGTGTT